CAAGTCTTTCCTTTGCAAGACTGCAATGGAATATTCAGTTAAGGAAATGACCGTTCGTGAATTTTATCAAGAATGGCTTTCCGATATTGATTGTCTGCCTGTCCATCAGCGCGTAGATGTTTTGATGATTCTGCTTCCCAAACTCAAGAAAGATTGGGAACGTAAGATTCACGGTAAGCATAAAGATCCACGTCTCTCTGGTAGTCTGACACGCAAAGAAATCTATCAATACGGAACTCAAATTGTATGACACTTGATAGTGGAAAACTGATGTATTCTGTAGGGAATAATGATGAGTGTTATACACCCGCATACGGTGTAGAACCCATCCTGGAGTATATTCCCAAAGATGCAGTTGTCTGGTGTCCGTTTGATACGATTGATAGTGAATTTGTCAAACAGATTTCAAAACAAAATGAAGTCGTATTCACTCATATCCAGTATGGGCAGGATTTCCTTACCTATGAACCAAAAAATTGGGATGTGATTGTATCCAATCCACCATTTACAAACAAACGTAAGTTCTTTGAACGTGCATTGTCATTTAACAAACCATTTGCGTTGATTATGACTAACACTTGGTTGAATGATAGTGCTCCAAAGAAGTTGTTTAAGGACAAGGATTTGCAGTTGTTGATGATTTGATTGCTCAGGGCATCATCGTTGTGCGTGATACTCGCAGAACCTTCTCTCGTAAGGATCGTGAGAATCAGCTTGCAAAGCAGCGTAACAAGTGCTACATTGATGGCAAGACACTGACAATGAATGACGCGGAAGCGGCACACATTGTAGCCTATGCCGATGGTGGCAAGACTGATGTAAAGAACATGGTGATGATTCGTTCAATTCATAACCGCAACATGGGTACCATGAATGTGGACGAATACAAGACACTCTGGGAAAAGCGTAACAAGGAGGCTGCTTGACGGATCTATTCAAAGACATTGTACCATCCATCCTACAGACTAAGAAATCTGTAGTTACCGCAGAAAATGAAGGGGATTACGTCCCCTTCATTACTAATAGGGCTTTGTCCTATCATTATGACTGTATCTTGTATGTGAACCAGATGAATACTCTACCGAATGTAGATAAGCTGATGCAATATCAATATCTGCTAAATAGTATCAGGTCATATAAAAGACCTTTTCAGAAGTGGCAAAAAAGGGAAGATAATCAAGACCTTGACGCCGTAAAAGAGTATTTTGGGTACTCGAATGAAAAGGCCAAAGATGCTCTTGGAGTGCTTACACTTGACCAACTTAATGAAATAAAAAAGACTTTGAACAAAGGTGGTCTAAATGGTAAATCTAAACGATCTAGTGGAGGTGAAGCTAAACAATCAGGATCATTTCTTAAAAATTCGTGAAACATTATCTCGCATTGGTGTCGCTTCTAAGAAGGACAAGACACTTTATCAGTCTTGTCATATTCTGCATAAGCGGGGTAAATATTATATTGTACATTTTAAAGAGTTATTCCTTTTAGACGGTAAGAACTCGGATTTCTCAGACGAAGATAAAGGCCGTAGAAATACAATTGCAAATCTAATTCATGAATGGGAATTGGCTGATTTGGTAGACCCTAAGAAATCAGAAAATCCTGTGGCTCCTCTTTCTCAAATCAAGATTATATCGCACAAAGAAAAAGATGAGTGGAACCTTGTGACTAAATATACTATAGGGAAAAAGCGCAAGGAAGAATAGCATGGCACAGTACCGTAAAGATACGCATCAATATCTAGGTGATGGAAAAACTATATTTGAAGTAATGATGTTAGCCGATCAATATGGTAATCTTGTCGGTCCAGCTAATCCTTCAGGCATGGCAGTGGATGCATTTGGTCGCGCTAGAATGTCCCAGCCACTCACGCTATTCGACTCTTTCCATAGATATCAAGACAATGGTAAAGCATCTACGGCTAACTCTGCTGGAACCACATACACTTTTAATGCTAACACATCCACAATAGACTGTACAGTTCCTACTACTTCTGGCGCATATGTCTATAGAGAAACAAATAGAGTATTTGCCTACCAGCCAGGCAAGTCATTGCAGATCATAACAACATTTATTATGAATCCAGCAAAGGCTAATCTAAGACAGCGTGCCGGTTATTTCAATGTTGATAATGGACTTTTCTTAGAGAGATATGACGCAACTGGTATTCGTTTTGTTAAGCGTTCAAAAGTTACTGGCGTCTCTGCCGATACAAGAGTAGAACAGGCTGATTGGAATGTTGATCCAATGGACGGCACAGGCCCGTCTGGTCTAACTCTAAATTTAGATTATCCACAGATCATGTTTATTGACATTGAATGGTTAGGCGCTGGTACTACTAGAATGGGATTTGTAATCAACGGCGCATTCATTCATTGTCATTCATTTCATCATTCTAATCTATCTGATACTCCTTCTGGCGCATATATGCAGACAGCTTGTTTGCCAGTAAGAGTAGAAATTGAAAATACAGGTGTGACTGCAAACTCAAGCACATACAAACAACTATGTACATCAGTCATTTCAGAAGGTGGATATGAGCTAAAAGGTCGTATGAAAACTGTAGGCATGGATACACCTACGTCTAATAACTATACTCTTGTGACAAACAATATATATTATCCAGTATGCTCTATTAGATTGAAATCTGATAGACTAGATGCTATTGTTATACCAAAACAGATATCTTTAGTTGGAACAACAGCCAGCGATTATAGATATAAGATTATCACAGGCGCTAGTATAACTGGTGGTTCATGGATATCAGCAGGTTCAGATTCAGCAGTAGAATATAATATGAACGCAGCATCTATGTCTGCAGGAAGTGAGTTGCTTTCATCATATCTAATCTCCACTGGTTCGCAAAGTTTGACTGCAAGATTAGAAGATGGTTCTTTCAGATTTCAGTTAGAAAGAAATGCTCTTACAGTCACACCTACAACATTTACATTAGCAGTAGCGTCTAAGTCAAATGGTGATAAGATTCTTGCTGGCATGGACTGGGAAGAAATAACTTAAATTATAATGGAGATTTATTATGTTTAGATTGAATTTTTATAAAACACATCCTGCTGTTCAGCATCCTAAATTTGCCACAAAACAATCTGCGTGTTTTGATCTTGCATTTAGCTCTGCAGGAAAAAGAGAATACGCGGGATATAATTCTTTTAATTCGCCGTTTACCAGAACTATACAGAATGATGGCAAAATTGTCATTATGCCTGGCGATAGAATTATGATTCCAACTGGTTTGATTTTAGATATTCCAGAAGGATATTCTGTCCGTATTCATGCAAGATCGGGTTTATCATTAAAGCAGGGATTAACTCTTATTAATTCCGAAGGTGTAATTGATGCAGATTATATCGAGGAACTTTTTGTTCTTCTAACTAACACATCTGAAAACTCTGTTACAATTTCAAATGGTGATAGAATTGCTCAAGGTGAACTCGTCAAGAAAGAAGAATATGGTCTTTGGGAAATAACGACAAAGCCATTTCTTAAGACTGATCGAGTTGGTGGAATGGGATCTACTGGAATTAGTTCAGATGAATCTGTCGAAGTCATTAAGATAAAAACACCAAAAGTTTCTAGTAAAAATGACGGAAAAATTTCTATAAAGACTTGACATTCTAGTTGAAAAGTATTATATATACTGTTGTGAGAATATCGGTTCTGCGTATCTCACACAAATCAGAGGAAGGGCGAAAACCAAGCCCTTCCTCTTCCTTCGCCTAATGGGAAGGAAAACATTATTAACTCGCTTAAACAGGAGTCACAAACATGACAAATCTTTTCGATCCGTTTTCTTTTGCTTCCAATCTTCCGAAGCAGTTTAATACCACAGTCGGCTTTGAACCAATTCTAAAGCGTTTGGCTGAACTCTCAGATAATCTCCCAAAGATTCCAACTTATCCACCTTACAATATTAAGAAGGTTGATGAGAACAAATATGTTATTGAGGTTGCTGTTGCCGGCTTTGGGCAGCAGGATCTTGAACTTGAAATGCAAGATGGCGTCCTTACAGTAAAGGGTGACATTAAGACTGGTGACGGTGAAGATGCTTATCTCTTTAAGGGCATCGCAGATCGCGCATTCACACGCAAGTTTACACTTGCTGATACTGTCGAGGTTAAGAATGCTGATTTGATTAATGGTATGCTTAAGATTTGGCTTGAACGCTTCATTCCAGAAGATAAGAAGCCAAAGAAGATTGATATCAATGGTGCATCATTGGATTCACAGGCACAACTCTTACAAGAAACAAAGAAGAATGTTTAAGAAAATTCTAAATTTTTTCCGATTACCATCGGATCAAGACCGAATGATTACCTATCTTTCTCAAGCTACAGATGTTCATCATCTTGAATGGCTACAGAAGGAGTGGGATCGTCGCTCTGTTAACAATCGTATGTGGGGCTAATCATGTGGCCGTATAACGAGGAAGAACAAGAGTGGTTATCTAATAAGACCTAACGTTTTAACTAGGAAGGAATTGTCCTTCCTAGTTTTTTTATGGAGTGAATATATGAAGAAGCTTGTAATTTCAATGTTAACATTGAGTATGCTTGCAATACCTGCAATGGCAAGAGAAAATATTTCTATTGTTGGTTCTAGCACAGTATTTCCTTTCTCAGCGGCCGTTGCAGAACAATTTCATAACAACACAAAATTTCCTGCACCAATAGTTGAATCTACTGGTACTGGTGGTGGTGTTAAGTTATTCTGTGCAGGCGCTGGTATTGATACACCTGACATAGTAAATGCTTCACGAAAGATGAAGGATGCGGAAGTTAAGGCTTGCAAGGATGCGGGCGTTAATAATCCAATTGAACTTCAGATTGGTCGTGATGCTATCGTCATTGCACATGTTAAGGACAAACCAAAGGTAAGTCTTTCATTGGAACAAATCTATCTTGCTCTTGCAAAGGATGTTCCTGTTGATGGCAAGTTAGTTCCAAATCCTTATAAGAAGTGGAGCGATATTGATTCAAAGTTGCCTAATGTTGCTATTGTTGTTTTTGGTCCTCCAACAACTTCAGGCACACGCGATAGCTTTGTCAATCTTGCTATGACACCTGGATGCAAAGAAGCTCTCAAAAATGCTAATATTAAGCTAGAGGGTGATGCAGAAAAGGCTGCATGTGAGACAATGAGACAAGACGGTGGTTTTGTTGAATCTGGTGAAAACGATTCTCTCCTGATCCAAAAGTTAGTGAATAATCCAGATACGTTTGCTATTTTTGGATTCTCTTTCTTGGATAATTCAAGAGATAAGGTTGCTGCTACAATCGTTAATGGCGTTGAACCAACAGTAGAAACTGCTACAAATGGTTCATATTTCTTAAGCCGTGATCTTTATGTTTACGTCAAGCGCGAACATATTGGAAGTATTCCTGGTATTAAGGAATTTGCAACCGAAATGGTATCTGAAAAAGCCATTGGCGATGAAGGGTATCTTGCTGAGAAGGGACTCATCATTGAAGATGAAGCCATTCGTGAGCAACAGCGACAAAAGCTCAAGTAAAATTATTCACAAAACGGAGAGAGGGAAGAAATTCCCTCTTGACTTTTATGGTCAAAGATGTATAATATATAATTGTAGTCAACTTACAAAAGGAGAACATGCATGTTTAAGTGGCTAAGTAATTTCTTCAAGTCTTCCGTTAACAATCAGATTACCGATTCTATTACTGTCTCAACTCCAATTTTCAGCACAACTGTTCCTGCAAATAAGGCAGTAAAGGGAAAGAGTAAGTCTGCTGCAAAGACAAAGAAGAAGGCTTCTGCAAAGAAGTCTAAGTGAAACACAACTGCGGTTGTGATGGAATAGGTATACATATCAGTCTCAAAAACTGAGTTCTGTCGGTTCGAGTCCGACCAGCCGCACCAATATTATGGATAGAATATGAAATTTAGAATTGAAAGTCCTGTTGTTGTTATCACACCCACTGTCGGCTCTGACAAGCTAAAGGATGCTGTTGAGTCCGTACATAATCAAACATATAAAAATATCACACATCTGCTTGTTGTTGATGGCACAGATCACTTCAATAAGACTGTCGAGAATACACCGCTATTTCGTGATAGTAAGGTGCAAATGTTGCCCCTTCCATTCAATACAGGTGCTAATGGCTTTTATGGTCATCGTATCTACGCTGGTATTCCACATCTTGTTAATGCAGATTATGTTTTCTTCCTTGATGAAGATAACTGGTATCTTTCCGATCATGTAGAAACTCTTGTTGAAACTCTTGAACAGGGTAATGATTTTGCATATTCGCTTCGCAAGATTTTTGATGAAAACTGCAACTATGTTTGTGATGATAACTGCGAAAGTCTAGGCAAGTGGCCGATCTATTTTTCACACAATGATCCACAGTATCTTGTGGACACATCTTCATTTGCTTTCAAGCGTGAGTTCATTCAAGCCACTTGTCATCTTTGGCACTCTGGTTGGGGTGGTGATCGCCGTTATCTATATTCTGTTAAAGATAATGCAAAGTTTGACACTAGTGGTAAACACACACTCTGCTATCGTACAGATGGTAATCCTGGCTCAGTGAAGCCAAGTTTCTTTATTGAAGGTAATGCATTACAAGCGAAACATTATAACAACAATTTTCCATGGATAAAAAATGGCTGATCTAGGACAACTAATCTATGAAATTCAAAGTGGACAAAATATTCTTCTTCGTAAGAGTGAAGATATAAAGTTCATTGGTTATTGTTTAGCATATTGTGGAAGCATTAACTCACAAAACTATCAAGATGTTTATGCTTTATATGCAAATAACTTTAAGAGAAATGGATACTTTGTTGATTTTGGCGCAACAAATGGTAAAACATTAAGCAACTCTTTATTGTTAGAAGAACCCTTTGGATGGAAAGGCATTCTAGCTGAACCAAATGAAGCATGGCATAAAGATTTGGAAAAGAACCGCCCAAATGCAATCATAGATAAAAGATGTGTTTATTCTAAATCAGGTGATATTGTGGAATTTCTCAATACAAATGCAGCCGATTTGTCCACAATTAAAGGCTTTGGTAATGATGATGAACACAAAGATAAAAGAATAACAGACAACGTATCACAAATAGAAACTGTTTCTCTCGTTGATCTATTAATTCAACACAATGCACCTAAAGAAATAGACTATCTATCAATTGATACAGAAGGTTCAGAATTAGATATTTTAACTGCCTTCTTTAATGATTCAAGAGGATATGTTTTTAACTCAATTACAGTTGAGCATAACTATGTACAAGACACAAGACAAAAACTCAGTTTACTACTAACACAAAATGGATATAGAAATCAATTTTCTACTTTATCCAGATGTGATGATTTTTATGTAAGGAAAACATAATGAAAGATTTGATTATAGGCGGCGCATCAGGATATACATGGGATCATTTAAAGTATTGGATTAATTCCATCAAGAAAAGTGGTTTTACTGGTGATATTGTTCTTGTTGCAACAAATATTTCACAGGAAACAATACAAAGATTAGTGAAAGAAGGTATCATTCTTTCTTTGTATGGTGAAAAACAAACGGATGGCTCATTTAAGGCACACTCTAATGGCGCTCCACATGTCGAGCGTTTCTTTTATATGTGGCATTGGCTTGCTTCAACAAAAGAGAATTATAGATTTGTTATTACAACAGACACACGCGATGTTGTATTTCAAAAGAATCCATCAGAATTTTTAGAAAACTTAATGGAAATTTCTAAGACTTTTATTCTTGCATCATCAGAAGGATTAAAGTATAAAGATGAACCTTGGGGTAATCAAAATTTATTCCAGTCTTTTGGACCATTCTTTCATGACAAGCTAAAAGAAAAAGTAATTCATAACGTAGGAACAATTGCTGGATTTTCTGATTATGTTCGTGATCTTCTTCTTGCAATATTCCAGTTAAGTATTAATCGTTCTATTCCTATTGTAGATCAGGCTGTATATAATTTCTTGCTTAGTCTTGAACCATATGATAGTATCTTTGTCAAAACATCCAATAGTGATGGTTGGGCAATACAATTAGGAACAACTGAGGCTGCTATAAAGTCTGGCTTTGGTGATATCGGTAAAGCTTATAAGGCTGATGAGACAACTATTGAAAAGTATAGAAACAACTATGTTGATTCTCAACCTACTATTGTAGATGGCAAAGTTTTAAATGAACACAATGAAGAATTTTACATAGTTCATCAATATGATAGAGTAAATGGACTAAAAGAAAAGATTATGGAAATATATGGAGACGATAATGGATCCTGAATTTTTTACAATAGATCAAAAGAAAGAAGTTGGTCTTTGGTCACAAGAAGAAACACTTGGTAAATTTCTTTTGCCGTATCTAAGGCGTATGGCAGGCAATAATAAAATTATCGGTTTAGATTATGGTGTTCTTCGTGGTGAAACCACATACGAACTTTTAAGAGACTTGAATAAGATAGATAAGATTTACGGTGTTCAAGTTTTTGAAGAAGCACAAAAGCAAAATACAACAAAGTATAATACTGTAGCAGAAACAAATCTTTTATCATTCAAAGGAAGATTTGAAATGTCTGGTGATGTTCCTAATGCAGCATATGATTTCGTTTGTATTAATAAAGATAATGATGTGTATAAGCATCTGACAAAGACATATCATCTTATCAAGAATAGAGGAATAATTGCTGGTACTGATTATCCCTCAAATGAAGTGAAGAAAGACATTACCAACTTTAGAAAAGATAATAAAGTAAGTTCGACAATACATATCTTTAATCATTTCTGGTTTTGGTACAAGACATAAGGAAATAATATGACAAAGAAAACCGCACTTGTGTTAGGAGCTGGCGGATTTATTGGCAATCATATGGTCAATAGATTAAAGGAAGAAGGCTATTGGGTTCGAGGAGTTGATATTAAACTTCCAGAATTTAGTAAAACAAATGCCGATCATTTTATATTGCGCGACCTGCGCGACTGTCGTGATATTCATGAGTTAATTAGTTATGCTGGTTGCAGTAGATATCCATATGAAACTTATGCAAGACAATTTGATTTGCCGTTTGATGAGATTTATCAATTTGCAGCAGATATGGGCGGCGCTGGTTATATCTTTTCAGGTGAGCATGATGCTGATGTTATGCACAACTCAGCAACAATCAATCTAAATGTACTTGATGCCGTTCGTGAACATAACGAGCAAACAGGAAAAAATCAAACAAAGATTTTCTATTCATCTTCGGCTTGCATGTATCCAGAGCATAATCAATTAGATCCTAATAATCCTAATTGTGCAGAAGACTCTGCTTATCCTGCAAATCCTGATTCTGAATATGGATGGGAAAAGTTGTTTAGTGAGCGTTTGTATCTTGCATATAATCGCAACTATAAAATTCCTGTTCGTGTCGCAAGATTTCACAATATCTATGGACCACTTGGCACATGGCAAGGTGGTAAAGAAAAAGCACCCGCTGCTATTTGCCGCAAAGTAATTCAGAGCAAAGATGGTATGATTGATGTATGGGGTGATGGTGAGCAAACCAGATCGTTTCTATATATTGATGACTGCATTGATGCTGTAAGACTTTTGATGCAATCAGACTTTATGGGTCCTGTGAATATTGGTTCCGAAGAAATGGTAACAATCAATCAATTAGTGAGAACTGCGGCTGCTGTTGAGAACAAGGATGTTCTGATTAATCATATTGATGGACCGCTTGGCGTTAGAGGTAGAAACTCAGACAATCGTTTAATTAAAGAAAAGTTAAACTGGGAACCAAAGTATTCTCTCCAAGAAGGTATTAATAAAACTTATAGTTGGATAAAAGAACAATTGGCATGAACAAACCATTATTGAAACTGGGCTTCACTGATACTTTTGGAGCTATTGAAAATTTCTTTACAAATATTCTTACAGAAGAATATGAGATTGTCCGTGATGATGTTAATCCAGATTATCTGATATTTGGAGATAGAAATTTTGGAAATAACAATGTAAATTATAATAACAAGCGTTGCATTAAGATATTCTACACTGGTGAAAATCAAAGACCTTGGGATTATCAATGCCATTATGCAATCACGTTTGATCATATTGATGATGATAGGCATTATAGA